GGCCTGACTTGCGTTGCTATGGATACTCTAAAAGCTGGCACGAATTCATTACCTTAAATGCAAGCGGATACGAATGGCCGGAGAATTACTTGACGAATGCAAGTAGCGGGTCGAGATGGGCCAAGACTGGCATTGCAAACGCCTTCCTGGCCTTGCCTATAGTTCGCGGCCAATTTGACGCGGTAACGGTTGAGAAGCTATTTATACAGCAGAAGTCTTATCAAGGCAAAGACAAACCCGGCTCAAATGCTTATAGGAAAGCAGTGCGGGAAAAGTTGAAAGCTTTGACTGGCAATAAGAAAGTTTTCGCTTGTCCTGGTAATTGCGGCAATTGTTTACCAAGTGGAGAGCATGCATGCGGCTCGAAATCGTTTGACTCAATCACAATCGGTATCGGAGTACATTAAAATGCAAAGACAATTGATAAACGATATCGTGCAGTACCTAGAAAGTTTCGAGAGAACCGGCGACTGGTTTCACTTTAGCCTAGCACTCGATGCACTTGACGATTTAAAAAGAGAAATTGAGAACCAATAATAACAAAAACAAAAAACAGAAAGTAAAATCATGAATAATAATACAGATCATCATAAGCGCATGCAAGAAACGCTAGCAAAGCTAAATAAAAAGCAAATATTCAGGGCCGCATTAAAGGCCGGCAAGCTTGAATTCGTAGTAGTAGGCGAAAGGTCCAAGTCATGAGCCTAGTCAATATAAACGATACTGCGCAAACGATCACTGAAATCATAGCCGACTTGTCCATCGACATAGCTTGCTTACTCGACGAGCCAAGCGAAGTAACGGAGCAGGACTTAATCAAAATGCAGGACTTAATCACCAAGCTAGATAACCAATAAACAAACATAGAAAGAACAAAATGAGTAAAAGAAAAGGGAAGCTATCAAAGCTTAATGACGTTTTTGCGTCCTTAGGGATGGAGCCAGCCAATACGAGTATAACGGGGCTTGAAGACATAAAAATTCAAGCTGAGTTAGATGGCGCAATGGTTAAGGATGAAAGAAGAGAATTTCCGACATGTAGGGGCAAACATTCTTACCCTTCGCCGTCAATGGCGGAAAGGATAAAGAGAAAGAGACGAAGAGGGGGAAGCTTGCCGCTTCGGGTATATCGTTGCGAAGTTTGCAACCTTTGGCACTTAACATCTAAGAAAATAACACACGCAAACCATAAATAAACCATGAAAATACATAAACCAAACAAGCTAGTTAAAACAGACGAGCAAGAGGAGAATGCGTTCATCGTATTCTGGAGCATCATCATCGCCGGCATACTGCTAGCGGTGTCAATCATCATGCACTACCTATAGAACCATGACAAACTTAGAAAAAAGAATAGAAGAAATATACTTCAAAGCCGACGGCATACAGGAATTGATATGCGAAGGCGGAGCCGAAGGCGCATACACCCCAAAAGAACTATCAAGGATGCAACGCGAAGCGGACTCCCTGGAGGGATACGCAAAGAGCTTAGAAGCTAAAGTGCGTAACCAATAAACGAAACTGTTTAACCACGGCTCCACCTCAAAAGGGTGGGGCTTTTTAGGTAGACAAGGCTGTTAATTTTATTAGCATCAAAACGAGACTGCGCAAACGAGACTGCGCAAAATAACAACTAACTAACAATGAAAAAGATTACCATAGTATATATTATCGCCTCAGCAGTTGCGATTGCGTTACTGCACGAATCCTTGAAGGACATTGAAAAGAATCTTGAAGCCTTGGTTGAGGTCGTAAAGACTCAAGGGAATATTATAGAGGGACACCGAAGTGTTCTCTTGGAACTCATTCAATCTCTGACAGGGGATTACCTATAACAACTAACAACATGAACACAGAAGAATACCTAAAAACCATTGAGGAAAAAGCAGATGTCATGCGGAGGTGCATGGCCTACCGACAGAAGTATGAGAGATGGGACGAAGATTTTGTTCCCCTCGATGACATGAGTATCGATCAGCTATGTAACTACTATACATCCACACAAGAAATATTAAACAAACAACTAACAAAAACTAACAACAACTAAACATGTATAACGAATCCGCAAAATCTGCGCTGGCTTTTTGCCAGTCCATGACAGAAAAATATCACGAACTCCTCAGGACTGCGGACATAACCGATGCCGTCGAACGCAGACCTAACCGACAGAAAATCTGTGTTGATCCAGAGGCTGAAGCTAACTGGCTATCGCTAGTAATAAAAAGAATTGAAGAGGAAGAAATGAGTTGGCCGCAGGCTATCAAGGGAACTCCGTGGGAGGGTAGACCAGAGGCAATGCGTCACCTTGCAATACGGCGCGGCATCTATAGTCAAAAAACTTTGAAAGCAAAAAGGGCGGAGGCAACCCAACGTATAAACGATGAAGCGAGAAGGGTGAACAAGCTAGCCCGCAGTAGTCACATGAATCTCAAGGACGCTTTAGAGGATAGCACGATCAACGAAAATCAATACTATGCCGCTAAGGGTAGGTTGAATTTACCCCATATAGTTAATCGTCCGAACTAGCTAAATGTATTTGTCATTCATTGACTTACATAAATTCTCCTTGACAGGAAAGCTAGGGTATGCCTATATGGAATCAGATGTAAGTTATGGTAATTAGATACTCTAACATAGCACTAGAATGATCCAACATATTACTCGAATATTACTGCACACTTTTTAAGTAAAGCTGTGCCTACAAAAAACCAACCGACTAAACATATGAAAATAAAAATACACACCTATCCAGATGGGCCTGCTGTGGGTCTGCCTAAAGATGAAATCGTATCAGCCATGGGACTACGTGGTAGATTCTCCGATGCTCGTATTGGACAACTTGAATGCGGGGATCAGTATCTTATGCCGATCCAGACCGAGCTTGAACCTCGCAATGACACTCAACTACTTGGGCTAATGGCGCAGAGACACCTTCGGACTTGCTACGTTGACAACGTAGTAAGCCAAGAGGGCAAGACCCTAATAATTATGACCGCCGACGGTGGGACTCTATGGCAATCGGACTACGATACAAATGAATACTCTGACCTCGATGCTCTTCGCGATGGACTCAACTTCATCCTTGACCAAGAGGAACTATGAGCCACTTCTATAACTGCCAGAACCCATCAGAGCCTCAGTTCGAGGCCGAGGTGGGGACTCCTGCACAGGCTCGTAAAGCTGGAGCAGACGTTTACCCTTCAGTCACTACCGTGCTGGGCATAGCTAAGGACCCGTTCCTTGACGAGGTTTATAAGCCAAGGATGATTACTGACTTAGCCAGAGAGCATCCGAATCGGACTTGGTCCGACCTTGCTGAGATGGTTTACGGAACGAGACCGCACCCAAAGGATGGAGAGTTAATCCCGTCGCATGAGTTCGGAACATCTGTTCACGGAACCATAGAGCGTATGATAAACCACCACGTTCTAGGCATTGACGAACACCCTGGTCAATCATGCTGGGACAAGTGGGCCATGCCGTTTCTTAACTGGATTGATGACAACAATGTTCAGGCATTGGGCTGTGAAAAGATAGTCAGTCACGGCGGAATCAAGATCGCCGGCTCCGTTGACTTCATAGGAATCAAGGACTCAAGAATCTTTCTCGCGGACTACAAGTGCCGTGTAAATACTAAAGGTAAAGCCAAACGATACCAGAAGGACTGCTGTCAGCTAGCCATTGAGGCTTACATGTTGATGCACCTACAGAAGTTGCCTTACCTTCCCAAGATTCGATCCGTCATTGTGGACTGCGAAACAGCAGAACATATGCACTACGAGTGGACGGACGAAGAGAGCCAGTGGGGTATCCGTGTTGCTAAAGCCGCGGCTAGCCTTTTCTGGATGTTAAGAATGCAACCCGTCGTAAAACAATAACTATGAACAAAGCACTACCCACTGACGCTAAGGCTCGCAAGACTTACCCCATGTATTCTGGCCTTATTAAATACTTTCCTCACGCGCTAGCCGCCGTGTCTCATTGTAGCTACCAAGGCAACCAACAACATCATCCCGACAAACCACTTCACTGGGACATGAACAAGTCCGCAGACGAATTGGACGCACTCATTCGACACATCATTGAAGAAGATTGGGATAAGGTAGCATGGAGGGCATTGGCTAATTTAGAACGCAAACTGACTGACACATGTTCATACAAAAATGGAACCACGGAATGATTGAGATTAACTTAACTGACGACGAAGTCATGATGTGTCAGCACATCGGACACCTGAGATCGGTGCTGTCCAGAGGCAACAATATTAAGGATAGAAAGCAGTCCAACATGGCTGGTCTGGATATAGATGCCCAAGGTGTTACCGCTGAGTATGCTGTAGCAAAGCACTTGAACGTATTTTTTGACCTCGGCCTCAGCCCTCGAGCTGGGTCAGCCGATGGAGTAATGAAAGGTCACTCCTATGATGTCAAAAGCACTCACCACGCCTTCGGAAAGTTACTGGCAACCCTCAAGGACAACCCCGATGTGGACATGTATATCATGTGCCTCACACCGGATCGTTGGACAGTAAAGATGGTTGGCTGGTGCTGGAAGGATGAACTAATAAACAAAAAGAACATAAAGGATCTAGGTTACGGAAAAGGTTACGCACTTGAGCAGAACCAACTCCGTCCCTTCAAAAAATAACCTAATAAATAAATACATATGAAAACATCAGATAAAATACGAAACATGATCGATACTCAAATCCGTGAAGACATAAGCGCTGCATGCGAAGATAGGAGTGGCATAAGTCCGGACTACAGTGAGTTACTCGACATACTGGTTGAAGTTAGCAAACTAGAAGCTGTAAATGAAATACTTCCTGAGCTACAATTATGAGTATGACACAAGTAGAAAGTAACGTCGAAAGAATACAAACTCGGATCGACATGATCCGACAGGAGTCCCGCACCCTATCCTTCAGGATGGAGAGAATGCTTGAGCAACGTAAGCAACTGACCCAAGAGAAGAATACGCTCAAGGATTTACTCACGGAACTCAATGTATCTTCCACAAAATAAACTCAAGGACTGGAGGGTTGGACATCAACCCAAAGCCTGCCCTCTGTTACTACGCAAAACTTCGGACTGGGTTGTGGATCATTGCCACAAATCCGGTATGGTCCGAGGTGTAGTATCGAGGGTCGGTAACTCCTTGTTAGGTAAGATAGAGAACTTTGCTTACCGCAGATGCCAGGTGAGCCAAAGCCATTTACCCGCCGTGCTTAGAGCAATCGCGGACTACTTGGAGCAGGAGCAACTGGATGTATTGCACCCCGTTGGACTGACTCAACTTTCAAAAAGATTTAAATCCTTGACATCCGAAAAACAGAAGGCCACTTTAGTAGATCTAGGGGCGAAACGAAAACAACTCATGGAA